AACGGAGCTGAGTATGAGTGTTGCAAGACATCATCATTTTTTATCTCAATGTTATTTGAAAGGCTTTACAAGCAACGGGGGGAAAAAATCAAAATTAACTGTAATAGATTTAAAGGAGCGCAAAACTTTTGAAAGTAATACACGTAATGTCGGGGGTGTGAGAGATTTTAACCGATTAGAATTGGATGGAGTTGATCCAAACTATCTCGAAAGTTCTCTTGCAGAGTTCGAAGGCAGTGTCGCCACTCATCTAAGGAAACTTGAGGAGGGCAAAGATTTTTCAGGCGAAACAAAAGATATCATTTTAGAGTTTATTTCCTTACTTGCGATACGCACGCCTGCTCAGCGAGAGCATTTATCATCGCCATTGAAACAAATAGCAAAGTTCATAATGAAATCTTCTGTTAGTTCGGCTGAGCGTTGGGAAGATTGCAAATTAGCTTATGAGAAAGAAAAGGGAGAGTCTTTGCCATATGATCTCGCTTACGAGAAAATTAAAGATTATGTTGATGGTGATAATTTCGAAATCAATGTAATCAGAGAGTTCATGATAGGCATGGAAATGCAATGTGTACCTGTAATTGCTGAGCTGTTGCACCAACGCGACTGGTCACTTATGACCATATCTGATGGGCAAGGAACATTTATAACTTCAGATAACCCAGTTTGCTTAATGTGGACTAATCCTGAATTATCACAAGGTCCTTATTCCCCGGGGTTTGGTCTAAAAGACACTTTAGTTTTGTTTCCAGTATCAAAAAATCTTCTTTTGGCAGGCGAGTTTGATGGTCATGAGGGGGTATTTAGTTGTAATGACGAGCAGGTTGCCATCTTTAACACTTCAGTCATCCGGCATACCGCAGAAAGAATTTTTTCAGCCAATGGAAATTTCCATTTTTTAGACGCAGCTAAAAGAATGAAGCAAGGTAAAAGCCTAGTTTGATAGTGGTTTTTTATGGGTTTCCGGGAAGAATTCTACTCTTAACCAGTGTTCGTAAAATGATTACCTGTTATAAGAGTTTTTCATTTTTAGGTGCGCCTAATAATGCATTTAATTGCATGTGGTTTTATAGGGGACGATTCGCCTGCTCTATCCAGCGCTGGTGTGATTTCAATGCTAACGTGCATGTGCATCAAAATAGCCCCATTAAGCGGGCAGGCGAGGCGGGGATAGCACTGCGCGCCGGGTGTGGTGACAGGATTTATTTTACGCGTCTGTGCGCGTCGTGGGGGCGCGCTGTGATGTGAAGTCGGTCAAGGTGATGTCGGGCGTTTGCGTCGCGTGCGCGGCGTCTGGCTTGCTCTGAGAATGTGCCGCCCGTAGGCGGCATTTTTGGCAGGTTTAGTCGGTCTCTATGTTGTAATCCTTAAAGCGGATCACCTCCATCCCGAGCCAGTCGTTTATCTCTTTAAACCGCTCCTGCAGCGGCGTCAGCTCGTTACGCACAAACACCCGCGCCACCTTCTCGATATCGCCCATCGAGCCGATATTTTCAGGCTTGCCGCCCATGAGCTGGAACGGCACGCGGTGCGCATCAAGCAGGTCGGCGGCGCTCACCTTCTTGATGTTAAAAAAATCATCCTTCGTGGCGACTTCACTCAACGGCACGATCTTAATGCCGTCCGGTTTCCCGTTCGGGGCGTAGAAAAACAGGTTTTTAAAATTCCCGAGTCCTTTCGAGTCGCGCATCGCGGAGCGCAGCGCCTCGACGTCGGTGCTGCTTTGCGCCGCGTCGGTCACGTACATGATGTAACCCGCGTGCGCGCCGTTCTGGTAATACTTGCGACGAAACAGCGTGGCGGATTCATTCAGCCAGGCGGAATTGAGCGCGCTCAGGTATTCCGGCATCCCGTAGAGCTCCTGATTGATATCAGGCTCAAGCAGATGAAACACCGAATCGGGGGCGAACTGGTGCGGGTGCGTATAGTCCGACACGTACCAGTAAACGCCAGCTTCGACACCACGGCGGGTGTATTTGGCCGGGGAGGTTTCCAGTTTAAAAAGCTGGCCGGTCACGCTCATGCGCTTCTCGAGATAGCCGTTGGCGAAGACCAGATAATCGAGCACAAGGCGGCTGAAGTCCTGACGAGACAGCAACGGGTGCGGGATAAAGGTGCTGGTCAGAATGTTGCGCTTAACGTAAATCGGGGAGCTGTGGTGCACGGCGGCGCGCAGGCTTTTTGCCAGTCCCGAGAAATTGACCGGCGGCTCGTACCATTTGCCGTTATTGATGCACTCGACATAGTCGAGGATGTCGCGGCGATCCAAAACGGGTGACGGCTCACCAAAGGTGAACGCCTCCATTTTCTGCGACGCGCTGGCGGCCATGTTGGCCTGTTTTGGCTGTTTCTTTTGGCGTTTTTTCATCTTAGTTAATATCCAGAATTGAACTTGATTGCATACCGCTTCCAGCGGAAAGCGGCTCGTTTAACAGGGCGTGCATGGTCGCCCACGCGATATCCGCGTGGCTGGCTTCCTCGCTGCGGCTGGCTTCATAGGTCGCGCTGCGGCCGCTGTTGGTCATGGTTTTGCGGATGGCCATAAATGACTGAGTGATGTCGGTCGCACCGGCGTCATATTCCAGACATCCGCGCCTGATGGTGTCTTTCGCTTTCAGCACCATTGCGGTTTTCATTTCCGGCGTGTAGCGGATAGCGCGCGCCGCCGGGAAGAATGAGCGCACGAGCTGGTAAACACCCTGGCCGATGCCGGTCGCATCGATGCCGATATAGTCGACGGTGTATTTCTCGGTAAGCGCCCGGATGGCCTCGGCCTGTGCGGCAAAGTCCATGCCTTTCCACTGGTGACGCTCAAGGATGCGGAACTTGCCACCGGCAACCAGCGGCGGAGCCAGTACCGCACAGCCTGCGCTGTCACCGGTGTGTGACGGGTCGTAGCCAATCCAGACTGGGCGCCAGTTAAACGGACGGTCGGCGAACGGCTCGAAGTCCTCCCATTCTTCCATCGCATCGACCATGCAGCGCTGCAACTCCTCGAACGGGAATACCGACGCCTTGTCGTCGACGAACTCGCACATAAACAGGTTACGGAAGTCATCCGCGCTGTTTTCCTGCTTAAGCTGATCGAGGTTAAACAGGGTGCAGCCACCGGCGAGCGCATCCTCAATGGTGACAATCTGCCGCCACTGGCCGTCACCGCACAGCACGCCACCGGTAAGCGCCTGATGACTGATATCGATGTCGACACGTTCGTCGCGGTTGCTGCGGCCCCGGTTAAACAGCTCGCCTGACCAGAACGGGTAAGCGCCATGCGCCAGCGTCGATGGGGTCGAGAAATAGGTGGTGCGCAGGTGTGACTGCGAGGCCATGCCCGAGGCGACTTTGCGCAGCTTCTGAAAATTGGGGATCCAGAAAATTTCATCGACATACAGGTCGCCGTTGTGGCTCTGCGCGGTGTTGGAATTGGTCCCGAGAAAAATCAGCTCAGCGCCATTGTTGCCGATGACGATCGGGTCGCCTGACAGGTCGACGTCAACCAGACGGGCAAAGGCGATGATGTACTTACGGAACACGTAAGCCTGCGTCTTACTGGCAGATAAAAATATCTGGTTTTGCCCGGTCTTAAGCGCGCGCAGGAGTGACTCGCGCGCAAAGTAGAACGTCGCGCCAATCTGGCGGGATTTCAGGATGTGGCGGATGCGGTGCTCTAACCCTGCTTTATGCCAGCGGAGCTGATACCCAAACGACTGGTCGAAGAAAATCTCTTCCAGCTTTTCAATCGCTTCATCACTGAAGAAATTGCGTTTCGGCTTTTTGCGATCCCCTTTGTTACGGCTGGCGATATTGGGGTTTAAATCCACCTCGTTTCCGGTCTGGCCGTAGCGGTTAATGCGCGCAAGCCGCTCCATCTGGCGCGACAAAAAGTCCGCGACTTTGAAGTCATACGCGGTCAGGTCTGGCTTAGCGTAGAGCTGGATAAGCCGCGCCTCTAATGTCGATTCCACGCGGTTAATCGGCGCGGTTTCTCCCCATCCATCCCGCTGTTTCCAGCTCTGCACGGTCGGGCGCTTGAGCTGCAGCATGTCGCAGATTTGCGGCACGGCGAACCCCTGCCAGTACAACAGCCGCGCGCGCCGTCGCGGGTCATTTAACAGAGAAAGGTCAGTTGAAATGGTCATGCTTGCCTCGTTTTTGGTGTGACGTGGCAAGGCTAAGGAAATAGGGGATTATTCGCGCTAAGTGCCTGTTGTGTCAGATCTAATCAGATCGTAAGCGGTGGCTGATGCGGGTCAGAGTCGGGAAACTAACCCCGACCCGAAAACCCAACATCAGGACACCTGAAAAATGGCAAAGAAAGTTTCTAAATGGTTTCGCATCGGCGTCGAGGGTGACACCTGCGATGGCCGCGTCATCAGCGGCGATGATATTCAGGATATGGCCGACACGTTCGACCCGCGCGTCTACGGCTGCCGCATTAACCTCGAACATATCCGGGGGCTGATGCCTGACAGCCAGTTTAAACGTTATGGCGATGTGACCGAGCTTAAGGCGGAGATTATCAGCGATGGCTCTGCGCTCGATGGCAAAAAAGCGCTGTTTGGAAAAATCGCCCCGCTCGACGAGCTGGTCAGCATGGTGAAGGCCGGACAGAAGGTTTACACCTCCATGGAGATCCGCCCGAACTTTGCCAACAGCGGCAAATGTTACCTCGTTGGCCTTGCCGTCACCGATGACCCGGCAAGTCTCGGCACCGAATACCTCGAATTCTGCAGCCGCGCTGCGCAGAACCCGCTCGCCGGTAAAAAAGACCAGCCGGACGACGTTTTCTCTGTGGCCTCACTGGCTGTGCTGGAATTTGAAGACGTCCCCGACACCATGCTCAACAGTCTGACCGATAAGGTTAAGGCCATTTTCAGCCGCAAGCAGGCCAGCGATGACGCGCGTCTCGCCGATGTGCATGAGGCCGTGACCACCGTCACGGAACTGGTGCAGACCAACCTCACAGCCACCGACCAGCGCGTCACCGAGCTGGAGACCGAACTGGCGCAGCTTAAGCAGGACGTGACCAGCAAGGCCGAAGAAAGCGCGCAGGCGTTTAACGACCTCAAAAGCTCCCTCAATAACACCGAAAGCCAGCGCCAGCCGCGCCGTGAGCTTTCAAAAGGCGGTACGGGCGACGAGCTGCTGACCAATTGCTGATAACGCGCCGGGTGTGCTGCCCGGCCTGACCCCTTTTACCCGAACAGGAAAAACCATGCGTAAAGATACCCGCTTCAAATTTAATGCCTACCTGTCCCGCGTCGCGGAGCTGAACGGTATTTCCACCGATGACGTAGCGAAGAAATTCACCGTCGAGCCGTCGGTCACGCAAACCCTGATGACTACCCTGCAGATGTCATCCGCGTTTCTGACCAAAATCAACATCGTGCCGGTCGACGAGCTGAAAGGCGAAAAAGTCGGGGTGGGCGTTAACGGTACGATTGCGAGTACCGCCGACACCGCCGGTGATGATGAGCGTAAGACCGCTGACTTTACCGCGCTGGAGGCCAATAAATACGAGTGCGACCAGATTAACTTTGACTTCCATATCCGCTACAAACAGCTCGACCTGTGGGCGCGATTCCAGGACTTCCAGACCCGTATCCGTGACGCCATCATCAAACGTCAGTCCCTCGATTTCATCATGGCCGGTTTCAACGGCATCGAGCGCGCGGCGACGTCCGACCGCAAAAAGAATCCGATGCTGCAGGACGTGGCGACAGGCTGGCTGCAGAAGTACCGCAGTGAAGCGCCAGCGCGCGTTATGTCAAAAATCACCGACGAAGAAGGTGCGGTGATTTCTGAAGTGATCCGCGTGGGTAAAAACGGCGACTATGCGAACCTCGATGCGCTGGTCATGGATGCCACCGGCAACCTGATTGACGAGATTTACCAGGATGACCCGGAGCTGGTTGTCATCACCGGGCGTAAGCTGATGGCGGATAAATATTTCCCGATCGTCAACAAAGAGCAGGCAAACACCGAGTCGCTGGCCGCTGACATCATCATCAGCCAGAAGCGAATCGGCAACCTGCCAGCCGCGCGCGTGCCTTACTTCCCGGCAGATGCGCTGATGGTGACGCGTCTCGACAACCTGTCTGTCTACTTCATGGATGACGCGCACCGTCGCAGCATCATCGAAAACCCGAAGAAAGACCGCATCGAAAACTACGAGTCAATGAATGTTGACTATGTGGTCGAGGCTTACGCCGCCGGTTGCCTGATTGAAAACATCAAGCTCGGTGACTTCACCGCACCTGCAGCAACGGAAAGCGGAGAGTAAGCCATGACGAGTCCCGCAGCGCGTCACATGATGCGGGTCTCGGCCTCTGAAACAGCGCAGCGGGCTGCCGTCCCGCTGCGCAATGCAACTGCCTATGAGCAGATGCTCGTTAAGCTGGCCGCAGACAACCGCACGCTGAAACAAATCAGCTCCAAAGAGCGCAAAGCCGCGAAAAAGCGCGAGCTGCTGCCGTTCTACCTGCCGTGGGTCGCTGGCGTCCTAGCAAACGGCAAAGGCGTACAGGATGACATTGTCATGACGGTGATGCTCTGGCGTCTCGATGCTGACGATATCGCTGGGGCGCTGGAAATCGCCCGTTACGCCATGACCTACGGCCTCACCATGCCGGTCGGTCGCCGTCCGACGCCGTGCCTGCTGGCCGAAGAAGTGGCACTGGCCGCGCAGCGCCTGCTCACGGCAAAACAGCCGGTCAATCTGGCGAACCTGCTCGACACTATCGCGCTGACTGAACGCGCGGATATGCCCGATATCGTGCGTGCGAAGCTGCACAAAATCACCGGCTACGTGCTGCGTGATGCGGAGCAACTGCCCGAGGCGCTGGCGCACCTGCAGCGTGCGATCCAGTTAGAAAGCACTATCGGTGTGAAAAAGGATATCGAGCAGTTAGAGCGTCAGCTCAGGCCAAAACCCGAACCGGCACCGAAAACCAAAACGACTAAACCGCGCACGCGCAAGCCTGCCGCCAAACCGGCGGCACGACGCGGGCGTCCACCAAAGGCGGCAAAAGTCGCAGGTTAAACGAGCGCTCCCCGAGCCGGGCGGCACGCCGGTTAATGCGGGTATCAATTGCCCTGACTGCGACCGGCGCCCACCGCCCACCCATTACCCGAGGTTGTCATGACGACACTGATTATTGAGCCAAAAAAAGAGCCGCAGGACGTGCCGGGCGTGGTGATACCGCCACCTGGCGTGAGCGAGCCGGTAATCAAAAACACCCCGTTTTTTCCTGACGTTGATCCGAAGCGCGTGCGGGAAGAAATGCGACTGGAGCAGACCGTTTCCCCCGTGCGCCTGCGCCGGGCGATTAAGACCGCGATCGCGGAGACTAACGCGGAGCTGAGCGACTGGCGCGAAAGTCAGCTCGATGCCGGTTACGCCACGCTGGCGGAAGTCCCGACCGACAAGCTCGACGGCGAAAGCGTGCGCGTTTTCCACTACTTCAACGCCGTGTGCTCGATGACGACGGCCACGCTTTATGAACGTTTTCGCGGCGTGGATGCGACCGCCAAAGGGGACAAAAAAGCCGACAGCATCGACAGCACTATCGATGAAATGTGGCGGGATATGCGCTGGTCTGTGGCGCGCATCCAGGACAAAGCGCGCTGCATTGTGGGGCAAATCTGATGAAAGCGTATGCGCTGCAGGGCGACACCCTCGACGCGATTTGCGCCCGGTACTACGGGCGCACTGAGGGCGTGGTCGAAACCGTCTTAGAGGCTAATCCCGGCCTGTCTGAGCTCGGTGTGATCCTGCCACACGGCACGGTAGTAGAATTGCCCGAGACCGAGAGCGCGGCCAGTACCGAAACGGTGAATCTATGGGACTGAGTATGGAAAAAATCACCACGTTTATCGCCTACTGGCTGGCCGTGGGGCTGGCGTATGTCGGGGCAATGTCGCCCGAAAAGATGGCGCTATACGTGGGTGGCGGATGCGCCATTTTTACCGCGCTGACGAACTACTGGTTTAAGCGCAAGACGTACCTCTACCTGACATCGCTCGGACTCGATAAAGGGGCTATTCGTGAAATCAATCGTTAAAAAATGCAGTGTGGCCGCCGTGCTGGCGCTGGCAGCGCTTATGCCTGACTTTCGTCTGCTTAACACCTCGCCCGGGGGGCTGGCGCTGATTGCCGACCTCGAAGGTTGTCGCCTGACGCCTTACCAGTGCAGCGCGGGAGTGTGGACGTCGGGCATCGGCCACACTGCAGGCGTCGTACCAAAGGGGGAAATCACCGAGCGGCAGGCGGCGGCGAATCTCGTCGCGGATGTGCTGAACGTCGAGAAACGTCTGGCCGTGTGCGCGCCGGTGAAAATGCCGCCGCATGTTTACGACGCGCTGGTCAGCTTCTCATTCAACGTGGGAACCGGTGCGGCCTGCCGGTCGACGCTGGTCTCGTTTATCAAACGCCAGCAATGGCCGCAGGCGTGCGACCAGCTCACCCGCTGGGTTTATGTGAATGGCGAAGTTAACAAAGGGCTGGAGAATCGCCGCGCGCGCGAGCGTACCTACTGCCTCAGGGGGATTCAATGAAAGTGATGTTGTTTTTACTGGCTGCGCTGATGGCGGTTGTGCTCTGGCAGCGTCATGAAAACGGCAACCTGACGCGCTCGTTTGAACGGGCGAACAGGGTCGCCACGGAACAAAAAACCGCGATCGGAATGCTGAAAAATCAGCTTTCCGTTTCGCAGGGCATTGCCAGGCGAAATGAAACCGCGCAGGTCAGTTTACGCGGCGAACTGCTGGCCGCAGGTGCGATGGCCGTGCGGCGTGAACAAACCATTACGAGGCTGATAAATGAGAATGAAACCTTACGCCGCTGGTATAGCGCTGAACTGCCTGATGTTGTGCGCAGGCTGCACATCCGCGCCGGTTGCGCCTCCGCCGGTCATTGTTTACAGCACCTGCCCGAAGGTCAGCTATTGCCCGATGCCTGGAAGCGAGCCAGTAATTAATGGCGACCTGAGTGCTGATATTCGCAGGCTCGAGCACGCGCTCGCGGCCTGCGCGCTGCAGGTTGAAACCGTCAAAGACTGTCAGGATAAACTCGATGAAGAAAGCACGCAGCCTGCGCGAAGCGCTGATTAAAGCCGTTCCGCAGCTTGAAACGAACCCCGAAATGATGCGCATCTTTGCCGATGAGGGGAATATCGATGCACGTCTCGCGGCCTCGCTGTCGCACGAGAAAATTTATACGCTGAATGTGATCGTGTGTGACTTTGTGGGCGACCCTGATCTGATTTTCGTGCCGGTGGCCGCATGGCTCAGGGAAAACCAGCCGGATATCTGCACGCTCGATGACGGCCGCATAAAGGGCTACCGTTTCCAGATGGATTTGAACGACGGGGACAGCATCGATATCAGTATCAGCCTGCAGCTCACTGAGCGAACCCTCATCAAAGAGGAAAACGGCGCGCTGCACGTAAGCTATGCCCCTGAGCCGCCGCTGCCGGAGCCCGCCACCCGGCCAAAAGAGCTCTATATCAACGGCGAACTGGTGAGCAAATGGGATGAGTGAATTTAAGCCCTTTGACGACAGGCTCGATGGTCTGATTGCTGCCCTGTCACCGGCAGCGCGCCGGAAGCTGGCCGGTGAGATAGCAAAAGAGCTGCGCAAGGCGCAACAACAACGCATCAAACAGCAAAAAGCCCCGGATGGCTCGCCGTATCAGGCGCGAAAGCGTCAGCCTCTCAGGGCTAAGAGCGGACGGATTAAACGGGCGATGTTCCAGAAGCTCCGCACCAGCCCCTACATGAGAGCCACTGGCAGTGAAAATAGTGCTGTTGTGGAGTTTACCGGTAAAGTGCAGCGCATCGCGCGTGTCCACCAGTATGGTCTTGAGGATCGGCCAAACTCCTACGCCAGTAACGTGCAATATGCAAAACGCCAGCTACTCGGTTTGAGTCGGTACGATAAAGATTTTATTGAAGATATTATCTATGGTTATTTAGATTGCAATATGTATTTGTAAATAAGATTTAAGTGTGTTATGTGTTGTATTTATTGCC